AGTTCTTCGCCATCTACGATGGCTTTGCCGTAGGCAAGAAGGTCTCTGATATATACAGAACCTTCACCTGTACCTGTTACATTCTGGATATAACGCTCTACCGAACCAGTAGAGTTCTTAGCATCAAAGATAAAGTTCTTAACATTCTCAAATATGAAGTTATCTGGTGCTAGGTTATATACACCCTTTTCCTTTTGGATAGGGTCTTTGAGGAATAACTTAGCAAACTCTTGTGGTTCTACACCGTTTCTGCCACCTTCGATGAGGGTTTTAAGAATACCTTTGTAATTGCCTTCACCTCGTATCAAGGCATTGATGAAATCGTCCTGTTGCTCTACCTTACGAACTGCAGCAACTAGCGGAATAAGGCTATCTGAGTGTGCTCGCATAATCGTATTGGCTAAAGCCAAGTGATATTCTGGCTGTTCTGGTGTTACAGCCTCATAAATACGACCTACGAAAGCAAAACGAGGGTCATTAGAGTTATGTTCACGACCAATCTGGTTAAGAACAGCCTCAATACCCTTAGAAAATTCTTTTTGAGCCTTGACATCTTTAGCAAGAAGGCTCTGTCCAAACACATCTTTGCTATAACGAGCGTTGCGAGCCAAGAACTTACCAAATGCTCCACCTTGTGGGTTCGCTGCAACCATCGCAATGTAAGACAATGGGTGATTAAAGATGCTGTCATGACCAGAGAAATACTGGCGGAACTGCATTTCACCAATGTTGCGAAGGATGTAAGCACCACGGAAAGCCAACTGAGCCGTACGCCACGCATCTCCAATAGAGTCATTGAAGATATCTAACGCTCTACTAGCGCCGTATTTAGCCTTATGCTGTGTATACTTAGTAACCATCTTCTTGATGTCACGAGTATCTGGCAAACGAACCACATCATCTAGGAATTGATACTCGAAGATGGCTTGGTCAGGGTTAAACTTAAACATCTCACCATTGAGCATAGCCACTTGTGGTACTTCGTTTTTAGGAAGTCTCTCAGCAACATACTGTTTTACGATTGCGTTCTGTCTACCTGTAGCGCGGAAGGTCTCTTTAATAGCCTCTTGAACCGCTGCATCTCCAGGGGCAACCTTCTCAGCAATGAGAACCTGTGCTCTTTCAATTTCCTGGAATACAATACCTGAACGAATCTCTGTGGAGTCAGCCTTAGATAGACGATTGATTACATCATCAATGATTTCGTTTGGCACTTGAGCCGAAGACATCCAGTCTTCAAGACCATTGATAAGTCTATCAAGGTCATCAAGAGGCAAAACTACCGAACGCGAAAAGTATCTACCAAAATTGCGCTCAGTTCTCTCAACAAGTGGGAGAGCCTTTCTAGCCACGGGCGCAACCATTTTATACAAAGGACTAGTCGAGTTAAGAGCCGCTTCGCCACGGAGGGCAAGCGAACGATAAACAGAAGGATCAGACTCGGGAGCAGCAAGATGACGAAGGAAGATACTAATAACCTCATCACTGTTTTGCGCATCTACCAAATCCTTTACCATAGCCTTATCTAGTTTTCTACCAAATAGGCGGTCTAAGCGTGCAAAGTCTGTCTCACGGGCTACGATTTGCGCTACTTGCGAGAAGCGCTTTCCAAGAACATAGTTTGCTGCCTTCTTAAGGTCAGCCTTGAGTGTTCCTCCGAAGGAGTCAACTAATCCAACTTCGCTACGGATTAATTCTTTACGCCACTCGCCAGACTTAAGATTTCTTTCGATATCCATCAAACGCGCAATACCAGCGTTCTTAGGGTCTTTCATAATCTGAGCAAGCAACTCTGGGTCTTTCATGACGAACTCTTGAAGTACTGCGATTTCCTTCAGGTCACGATTGACTACGCTGTATGCTGTTTGAGCATCATCAAAACCTTTTTGAGCATCTGCGAGTTGCTGGTCTGCATCTTTGATAGATGTAAGCAACTTAGCAAATGCTTCAGGTCCCATGCGTCCTTCCATGGAACCACTGAGAACATCGCTGATGCTGATAAATCTAGCAGAAAACTTCTCGTGGTTAGTTAATACAACTCCACCTGTACCGCCATGGATAGCACGTATGTTAGAGAAACCATCAGCCTTCCATGCGTTTTGGATAGCAGATACAACCAATTGAACAACATCTTCATTTTGAGTTTCTACAGCGCGTTGTATTAACCGTGCTACTGACTCAGAACCTTCACCAAAGAGAACATCATCATAAGATGTCTTCATCAAGGTGTTGCCCGGGGTGCTGGCTCCTATGAAATCGTCGATACCTTCACGTGTTGCTAGTGGTAGGTCTGGGTCATCAGTCAAACGATACAGTTCATCAAAGAATGCACCGCGTCGTTCTACCTCTAGGGCTTTTTCTGCAATCGACGCAGATTCATAAGTAGTGTTAATGTCGTAGATGTTGAGCGGGGTTTGATCCGAAACAGCAACAATAAACTCATCGTCACCGTACGCCCCAAGATGTAACCTACCCGCATCGGGAACTTGTTCAAAGTATAGTCCTGTAACTGCTCGTTTGGTGTTTTCTAGGTCTGCAGACATTTGAGCAAGATAGTCAATTGTCTCTTTGCTCTTACCGTTCTGTACAATATCTAGCGCAAAGTTGCCGATAGCGTTGTTGTTAAGTTGCTTACCAACCTGCGCTTCGCCAATCTTTACTCTCTGTACGTTCTGAGTAAGTTGTTGTGCAGCAATACGAACCTTAGCACGCTCAGAAGACTTGCGTGTTTCCTTTAGTGTCTTCTCCGCAGTCATATAGGTGTTATCTATCTCGCGGATAACGTCTTGCTTCTTGCCATGAAACTCTTTGATACGCGCTTCTTCAGCCAAAGTTTCGGCATTAATATCATTAATTTGGTTTGCTGCTACTTTTCCGTCACGAGCAGCGACTACACGTTGCGCAGCACCCTTAGCACCTGCTAGTTCTTTGCCACCTTTGATGATTTTAGTGACGCTACCAGGACCTACCCATACAGATGGGTCAGTTCCAATTGCTAGTACTGCGTCTACAACACCTGACATGACGCGATATGGTGTTCCATTTGGGTCTGCACCCAAAGAATTTAGGGCAAGTCGTCCAATTGTGAAGGACTGGTCATTGATTCGACCGTATGCCTGCATTGCTTTGGCTTGTGACTTAGCAACTTTAGAGTCATGTGCAATAAAAAACCCTGCACCTGTGTCAATTTTCTTGCCTTCGGTAATTCCTTTTCCAACAGCAGAGACTAATTGACCAAGATTAGTGGTAGGTGCAACCAAACCAGTAAGCGGATTAAGTCTTTGGAATCTTTCAGATACAGATCCTGTGTTTTCGCCACGTCCCATGGCGTATAGTTCTCGTCCTACAGTAGTCGCATACTGGTATGGAGCCTGTAATGTGGCAAACAATGCTCGTGTTGTACCCTTGATACCCGAGTAAACAGCATCTTTAATGCCCTGCAGTAGTCCCTTATCTTGGTTTACTGAGGACTTTAACTTATCTACGTTAGCCAAATCTTGCTTTAGTTGTGCTAAACCATCAGCAGAGGCTAGTTTCTCAATGCCTGTGCTGTTAGCATTCAAGCCTAACTTAGCAGCACCGAGCAAAAAATCTTTACTTTGATTAGGAAAACGATTTACAAGCGAATTAAAATCTTGAGTTACTTTTGGGTCTAGTCCCTGTAGTTGGGTATCTACGGCGTTGGCAAGTACACGATTAGTATTGTTCGTGTCAAAAAGACTCGTGTATTGGTACTTACTCCACTGCTTACCTAATTCTGCCATTACCGTCCTTCTTGCATAAAGGCTTCTACAAGTCTACGCAACTGAGGCGTAGGATTTGCGGCAAACATTGCACGAGCAAGTACAGCAAGTTGGTCAGGTGCAGTTACTGGTGTCTGTAGAACTTCTGGTCCAGGACCTTCTCCAACAGGCAATCCAGCAGTAATAGGTTCATTAGGACGTTGCGTAGGCTCAAAGATACCTACAGAAGGAATCGATGAAATAGGTTGACGAGGTGCCATCTGTGGCACAGCAGCAGGCTGTGGTCCTTGTGGCATAGGCGCACCAGAAGCAAGTTCTGTTAACTCAGCGCGTTGACCATATGCACCACCAGGTGCGTTCTGAATCTTGGCTTGACGCTGGATTTTTCTGGCTTTATCTAGGTCGATACGCTTTGCGTTCTTCCCCATTCCAGATACTCTCATACCTTCTGCCATGTCTATTCCTCATCTTCGTCAAAATCATCCAACGGATTTTTAATTGGGTCTTTTGGATCAACTATCCAATCAGGATAACTTGACCTATCCATAGCAAACGCTAAAGCATTACCTTCGTCCATACCTGCTCTACGGCAAGCATCATAAACTTCTTTTGCTGCAATAGCCCAAAAATCTAATTTAGTAAGAACTGGTTCTTTAGTAGTCTTACGTTTGCGTGCAACTTTCTTTGCAGCGGCGCGTTTTCTAGTAGCCACGTTATCCTCCTAAACCAGCGAGTATTGTTGCCAAATCTGGAGTGCCACCCATAGGAGGGACACCGCCAGCAGGTTGTCCAGGAACGGCTGGGGACGGGGTAGCCTGCTCGACTGGAGCCTGTTGACCTGGCAGTGTCATCTCTGGCTGCATTTGCTGCGGTTCGAAAACCGCCAATGCAGCAGCCTCTATCGTGTCCCCCTTGCGTCGTCTATCAATCACATCAGCAATCTTTTGGATTAATGGCGATGGGTCTTGACCCTGAGCAGCCATTGCTGGAATTGACTGTGCGGTTGCTGTAATTGCAGCAGACAGGTTATCTCTCATCTTTTCGATTTCGATACGCTGTTCCTCCATGGTAACATTTACGCTCCACGGCAACTCACGACGGATGAAGTCTTTGGATACTAAGTCAGCACCAAGGGCTTGCAAAGAGAAAATCAAGGCACGCGATGGGTCTAGTCCTGCCATCAAGCCGTAACGTACTTCAATAGAAGTATCACCCTTGATGTCTTTGGATGGTTTGTACTTTAACTCGTACGGAGTTCCCTGCGCGACTCCCTTGACGCTCTTTTCTTTATCGAAAAGGACAGAGTCCATTTCGAAACATAGTTTCATCACATCTTCAAATGTCTCAGCAAGAATGGTTTGACCAGCCTTGATCTGAGAGTCGAATGCACCAAGCAACGCTTGCACACCCTGACCTGTGATGATGCTTGCGTCAATGGTTCCTGTTCTACCTTCTGGGTAACGCGAACCAAGGCGCAATTCTGATTGTAGCGCTGCCTGCTCTTGGAAAGCAGCAGGTGGTACATCAAGTCGTACTCTTCCAACTGCTTGTGGGGTAGCCGTGCGGATAATCGCATCTGGACCCATAGGCATGTCTACAACATCTGTAGGTACAACAAGTGGAGCCTGTACTGATTTCTCAGCCGCTTCCATAGCAAGGTTAGCAAAACGCGCTCTTGCAAGTTGTACGAAAATTACATCGTC